TTAGGTGTAATTTGTTTCATTACATCTGATTTTTTAACTTTTAAATTAGTCTCTTCAAGAGATATATCTCCTGATTCTACAAAATCAAACATTCTAACTCCTAAATATTTACTAGGCTTTTTGTCATACCCATAACAAACAAAAAGATTAAATTCTGATCCTATTGCTTCTTTTTTAAGTAATCCCATAATTTTCTTGTAACCATCTTCATAGCTACTTACTTCTGGAAATTCATAGTCATCTCCAAAACGTGCTCTAGCAATGCTTAACAATCTTGCAAGTTGTCTATTTGCAGCTGCTTCATTTTGTCCATCTGGAATATAAAAAGCTACATTAATTTCTCCTTCTGAATCTTCAAAAAAGATTTTGTAATCAGGAGAACCTGGTTTATCTTCTGGTTGTTTTTTTACAATTTTAGTTAATTTAGCTTTGGCTACTCCTGCTTCACCTCCGTTAAAAATTGATATATTGTTTTCTTTTACGTTATTTAAATTGATCATATTTCTTTGTTTTATTTATTATTTTTATTTAAAAATTTGAGTCCAGTTTGAAGTTACTGTATCTTTGTCAGGATCATACTTAGAAAGTAAAACATCTTTATTTCTAAGATGTTTAATTCTAGTACCTGATAATAGAGATTCTGAAGGTTTAAAATTTAGTCTACCCTCAAATTCATCTCTATAAAAATAAGCAATAGCATCAACTTGAGCACATAGGATAGGACCTGTTTTACCAGTTAAAGAGATACCTCTTTCATTCATTTCTTTTCCTTCTCTTTCAACTAATTTATCTTTAACATGTCCTAATAGTATGAGTGTTTCACAAAGTTCACTTAAATCATTGATAATGCTATTAAGAGCTTCTCTTAAATAATAATATCCTGCACCTTGAGGCAATGTTAAAACACTTTTACCTTCCCAATTTCTACCCATAGGCGTATTTTTATACATTTTATTAGCTAAAGGTATAGCTATTTCTTCTAAAGAAGATACAGTATCAAGAGCAATTCTTGTATATACATATCCACCTTTTTCTTCATTAGCTGCTTTAATTTTATTCATAATGTTTTTAAGAACTACTATAGGTAACTTTTTCTGCTCCTTAGCTTCTTTCTTAACATTTATTTTTAAAGCATCTACATATTCACTACCATTCTCTATATCTAATATTAAACAATCATCCAATTGAGCTAAAGCTGTTGTTTTGCCCATTTTTGGTTGACTATATATTATCATAGTTCTTGGATTTTTAGATGTCGATTTGACAATCTTTTTAGGTAATTCCATAAATTTTTCTTTCTTTCATTAATTCTTTTTTTCTGTAATTCATGTAATTGTTCTATAGTTTTAGGAGTGTAATTTATAGTTTCACAGCATACATTAATATAATATTTTGAATTAATTATATTTTCATGCGTATGCCCATGAATATTATATTTTACCCTATAATCCAATTCGTTTTCATGTATTGGTATATGAGTTAAAAAATATTTAATTTTATTATATTTAAAATTTTCACATCCTGATACACAATCAACATATTTTAATAATTCAGGAGTATGGTTTCTAAAATCATGATTTCCACCAATTACTCTTTTTCTTCCTTTTAATTGATCCAAATAAAAATACCATTTTGTTTTTTCCATTGTAATATCTCCTAAAATATATACAAAATCTTTTTTATTTACAACAGAATTCCATTTTTTTATGATATATTCATCCATTTCAAAATGATCTTTAAATCCTCTTCTTATAGCCATATTTTGATGACCAAAGTGAAGATCTGATATAAAATATTTTCTACTCATTTTATTTATTTTATTATTTTATATTTTATTCTACTAAAATATATATCGTATAGTGTTCCAAGGTATTATTTCATTGTGTATGTTTTTAAATTGATTAATAGCTTGTTTTTTTAATACTTTTTTGTATCTAACATTTTTTCCTCCATATTCAGAAATTTTCTTTTCTTGAATTTTAGGATTCCATAATAAATACTCTTTTTCTAATTTGTTTTTTACATTGTTTTCATGTTTATCTTTGTTATGAGTTAAAAATATCACTTCTGCTAATACATCTTTTTTATATTCTTCTTTTACATATTGATCTAATAGCCCAAATAAGTCCATATAATCTGTTTTCCAGCCTTTATATAGTATTACAGGACTAAAGTTAACATGAACGTCATATCCTGCTTCATAGAACCTATTAATAGCTTTAATTCTATCTAGTATAGAAGGAGTATTTGGTTCAAAAATAGTACTTAATTTTTGTGGCATTAAACTAAACCTAATTCTGACTTTTTCCCAAGGATTAAATTTTAAAAAATGATTAGGAATTATTTTAGTTGCTAAAGTTGCTTTAGCTCTGTTATGATCTCTAAAAAATCTAAATATTTTTTCCCAATCATAATATTTACTATGTAAAGCAAAGTCCTCATTACAGGAAATATCATAAGTAACAAATTTAGAATCTGTTTGATTAGGTTTATCAATTGTTTCAAACACTACATGATGATCTACAGCAGTTAAGATATCTTCTATATTTTTAGGGATATCTAAACCTTCTGGTCTATGCCTTTTCATATAGCAATAGCTACAATTTAATAGACACCCATATCCAAAAGAGGGACTAATAAAATCAGAACTTCTTCCAGATTCACGAATTAGCATTGACTTTCTATTAATTTTTCTTATTAAACTCATTCTCTTATTTCTTGTAATTTTCTATAAACTGCTTTAATTTTAGGATAATTATCTGGTTTTGGCAATTCTTTAAAATAATTTACTGCACCATCAAAATATAATGGACATACAGTACCTCCACCACCATCACGACCTCCTAAAATTTCTAAAAATCTTATATTATCTTTAAATAATTTAATATCATAACCCCAATATTCAGGAATATCATGTCTAAAAGGACTAAATAATCCTAAAATAACATTAGCATCTCTTTGTGTAAGTTTACAATCACCTAAACCATCTAATGTAGGTTTTAATCTATCATATTTTTTATTTTCTATAGATTCTTGTGCAGAAGCTTGTTGCTGTATAACAATAGGTATATAATTATATTTATTTCTTAATTTAATTAAATAATCTGATGATAATTTAACAATTGATTCATGTAAATTTAATTTTTGCCCTCTAATAGTCTCAGTAGTAATTAAACTAATGTGATCTATTATACACATAACATATTCTTCTGGATCATCTGCTTCATAATAGTCATCAACTTCTTTAGTTATAATTTCACCTGTCTTTTTATTAGTAAATTTAATATCTCTTTTATGTTGAACACCACTATTTTGAGCATAGGATCTCATAAATTTATAAATACCATAAGGATTTCTAATATCATCTATAAACTCCACTATTTCTTCTATTTTATCAAAATATGGTTTATATTTTTTAATAGTATCAATAGTTTCTTGGTTTAATATTCTATCATGTTTAGTAGATTTAAGATCTCTTGGAGAAATTCTAATGCCTTCTTTTACATATATAATATTAGAAAAAGCAGATAGCATTTTCTCTTCTTTTGACATTTCTAAAGAAAAATAAAATATTTTAAGATTAATATTTAAATCATTATCAATAACTTGCTTAATTGTATTGTAAAGAAATAAAAAATCTGTAATTTGTGTTTTACCTACCTTTGAATTAGCAGTAATTAAATAATATTTTCCTTGTTCTATACCTGGGGATTCTTCTTCAAATCTTGATAACCCCCAGGGAATACAATTTATTTTACCACTTAATAATCGTTCTCTACGATCTTGTATATAATTTAAAGTTTTATTAAATAACATTTTTTTCTAATTTTAGTTAATTAGATTGTTTGTTTATGTTATTATAAAGTTTCAACTATAGTTTGTAATGATTTTAAAAATGATTTATTTGGAAAACTTTCTAAAAAAATAGAATCTTCATAATCTTGTAAAAAATCATCATTTTCTAATTTACTAAAAGTACCTGAATAATTCCAAATTAATGATTTATTACTTAACAAATTTAATTTAATAAATGAATTAAATTTATTATTACTAGAATTCAATTTATTGTTTTTAAAATGGTTTTTTAAAGATTTAAATTCTTCTTCTTTAATTAAATTTGTAACATTTAAATTAAAATAATTTCCTAAAACTATTTTATTAATATTTGGACAAAATAAAAATTTAGGAGCACTTATTAAATTTTCAATTAATTTAAATTCTTCATAATTTTTAGAATGTATAATTAATTTATAAAAATAAATATAAAGATAATTAAAGTATTCTTTTATATAATCTTCAAATGATTGTTTAGAATGATTTTTTTCAGAATATCCTAAATACATTTTATAAGACTGTTCTAAACTTCTGTAAGTATTGTCAGAAAATTTATTATCATATTCTTCTAAATTTAAATTATCATAAGTAGCTAATGTATGAATATTTCCTTTACGTATTCTATTTAAAAATCCTTTAAAAGAATGTCCAAATGTAATTTTTTTTTTAATAACTTTACAATTATTAGAAGTTAATCCCATCATTGCAATAAAAAAATTAATATCGTTTCTTTCCTTTAAAGATTTTTTATTTAGTTTAGTAAATTTTTTACTAAAACCTTTTATTTTTTTATTTTTATTCATATATCCAATTTTTAAATTCACTTTGCCAATAATATAAAGAATTTGAGCTGTTATTATTTTTAAAAGGTTTTTCATTTATTTTATTTAACTTTAAAATATTTTCTATAAATTTAACTTGACATTTATAATTTGAAGGCATAGTTATATCTACACTAGTGTAAGGTGATACTGGTAAATGCTCTTTAATTAATAATTTTAAAAATATTGCAAAATATTTATCAAAAAAAGTTTTATTAGTACTATAATCATATGAATTTGTTGACATACTATATCCTAAATTTAATAAGTGAGGATGTATAATATTTCTTTGAATTCTTAAAACATTACTATCAAGAAACATTACATTTGCATTTTTTTTATTATCTGCTGAATTTATAAAATGAAAATACAAATCAGAATTAAAAAATTTAGGGGAAATAAATAAAAAAAAATTACCGTCTATTTTTTTTAAAATTCCTTTTATATTTGCATTTACAGATCTATCATTTTTTTTAAATGTTATATTAGCTATTTTAAAAATATTATTAACATTATTTTCTAATATTGAATTAGTAATTTTTAAAGAAGCTATAGGATTTTTATATATTTTTGCATTATTTTTTAATTTTAAAGATTTGTTAGCTATTTTTTTTTCTAATTTGTCATAAAAATAATTTCCTAGTATTTTGTTTTTATTATCTTCAGTTTCTTTTACTTCTATTATAAAATTTTCCATTATAAAGTAATTAAAAAGTTATTATTATTATTACCACTATTAATTTTAGTTACATTTGTAAACTCACATAATTTGTTTACTAATTTATTAATTAATTCTTCTTTAATATAGCCTGTTTCATAATCATAAATAGTAGAAAATTGAAAATTAATTGATTTATTATTTTTATATAATACACTAAATATAAAATTTATAATAGCAATAACTACTTCTTCTTCAGATATTTCTGAATTTAATGACAAGTCTGAAAGATTTACATATGCAAAACCACAACAATTAGAATGTGGAGTATAAAGTAAAGTAAAATCTAAATTATTATTTTTATAATATAATTTATACGATTTTGTTATTTTATCAATTTCAATATTATTTATTAAACATTTTGAATCAAATTCTATTAAATTATTTAAAGTTTTAGATATATTAAAAGTATTAATAAATATACATTTTTTATCTAATATATTTTTGTTAACTTTTAAAAAATTAAAACCAAACATTTCTTTTTCTTTATCTTTATGTAATGTATTTATATTATATAATTCATTATGTATTTTATTATTAAAATAACTATTAATAAAATTAAAAAATGCATTATACTCTTTTAAATTTGTAACTAATTTTTTAAAATCTTCTATAAAATTTTTTTTATCTTTTTTTAATTCTAGACTAGGAGATTTTACAAATGTTTTGTTAATAATTCTTATAAAATAATCATTTAATTTTTTTTTATAATAAAAATTAGATCCATATGGTTTAAATCCTAATATTTTAAATTTAAAACAATTGTCTATATTAGAAATTGGAAATTTTTCAAATTCTAATACTTTAATTTTAAAAATTCCAAAATTTTCTATAGAATAATAAAAAGAATCTTTAGTGTTAATAATTTGATTGTTTGCTAAGTTTACTATTTCCATATTATTTTAAATTACTTGTCCAGTTATTATTTGTTTCATCTATAGATTCATCTATATAAGCTTCTAACGAAGAAACTTTTATTTTATTTGAGTTTTCCTTATAAATAAAGTAATCAGCTCTTTGCAAATATGTAAAATCATTTACAGAATTTACATAAACTTTTGCAGCATTTAATATTTGATCAAAAGTATTATTGGGGTTGTTTTTAAGAAAAATACTTAGATTTTGTTTACAATTAGTTAATGAACCCATTGCACCTTTTTTAAGTCCTTTAAACACATTTCTATATTCTTCAACTCTATCTTCAATTTCTTGATTTACTTCTCTATCAGTTTTTTTACTTACTAATTGAACTTTGTTACCAATATAATCAATTTCTTTCTTTAAAGAATTTACAAAATTAATACCTTTTTGTCTGACAACAATGCTGTTATTATTTAGTTTTAAATATTTTTTATTTTCAAGATTTTCAATAATTTCATCTTTAAAAGTAAAATCATAACTTTCTTGTAAAGCTATAAGAGCAACAATTTCTTCATAAGTAATTTCTTTTTTTTCTAATATATCTTTACTAATTAATATTGCTTTCATTCTAAAATTTTTAATTTTCCTAAATAATTTTGATATTTAAATTCGTCAACTTTACCATTTCCTTTACAAATTTTGCAAGTTTTAGCACGTCTTTGATTTGCAATTTCTCCTGTTCCTAAACAATTTGGACATTCTAAGTTATTTTTCATAATTTAATTTTTCGTTATTGTTTTATTTAAAATTTAAATATCTGTGTAAATATTTAATACTACGCAGATATTTGTTTACATTTTTTTATTTTAAACTATATTTACTTTATAAAGTTTATAATTTTGAATTTATTAATTTTTTTAATCTTTTAATAATTCTAGTTTTAGATTTAACTGTAAAGTAACTTACAGATAAAAAATCATTAATACTAAGACAAGGTTTATTCATTAAAATATACTCTCTTGCTTTTTCTTTAGTTGAGAAATAAAAAATACCTTCTTTATTATCACTTCTATTTTTACAAGCAGAAGCACAGTAACTATAATAGTCTTCTGCAGGATAATATACATGATACCCATCACCTTCAAATATATCAACACCATCTTCTGTTGTAAATAATTTAACTTTAGGTTTATTATCAGCAATATATTTTTGAGCTAAATCAACACTTTTAAAAGCTATAACAGTTTTATTAAGTATAGTTCTTTCTTTAGCTGTTTGTTGAAATATACTCCATAAATGAGGAGCTGTATTTACGCAACAATAAGTATCTCCTTGATATATTGGAAAATCATCTTCTGTTATGAATAATGGCTGTTGAACTTTAGAAATAAAACACATATTTGTATTAAACCCATGATAATTACGATTAGATTCAAAGAATAAAGTATCATTAACTATTGTAATTTTTGTTAATTCACCAATTGGATAAGCTACATTATTATTATGTCTTATTATATCACCAAGAGTAAATATTTTACCATCTGATAATCTTTTAATTGAATATATTCTATTATTATAACAATTAAGTAAAGCTTCAATAAAGCCTCTACTATTACTTAAATCAACTTTTGTAACCTTATACGTATAACCTTTCTTTAAAAGTAAACTTAATATTTCATAATCTTTTTCAATTACTTCTTCCCAAAATTCTGGATAATTTTTTAAATATACTTTTTTACCATTATCCCAAATAAAATCATTACTACATATACTATTAAGTGTCCAAGAGCAACCTGGATAATTTTTAATTAGTTTAAAATTTTTCATTTTTAAATTTTTAATTAGTTTTCTATTTATTTTAATGTGTCCAATAATCTACTATTGCTGCTTTTGAATTTAATGGTACAGTTTTACACCATATAGCACCAGCATCAAACATTGCTTTTTCTAAAGCTGTTGCAACTGTTTTACTTAACTTTTCTTCACATTCTACATTAATCTCATCATGTACTAAATTAGTAATAAACACTTTAGTTTCTAAGTTGTTATCTAAAATCCATCTTCTAAACTTTATAGCTGCTGCTTTAGTTATACTTCCAGCAGCTCCTTGAATTATGTAATTAAGACAAGCTCTTTCATATTTGCCTTTTATAGAATAAAACTTACTCCACTCTTCATTTGATTTATATTCTTTTAATTTATCAAAATCTTTAA